ACAAAGGCCGGGTTGTTGGTCCAGGCCTGCTTGAAGGTGCCGTCCCATACGCCGGTATAGGTGCGTGCAACGGGATCGTAGTTGGTCGGCACCGGCCAGCGCTTGGCCTTGCACTTCACGGTTACCGCAGGGATGTTCTGGAACTGCTGGGCGTCAAACTCGATGTACAGGAGCGCGGTGTTGGGGTAGCGCAGTTTCTCGTCAATGATTTCGGTGTAGCCGGCGATAGTCATAGTGTCGGCTACAGTGCCACTGTTCTGGTTCGGCGTTATCCGACGGACACGGAACATCCAGCCCGAAGTGCTGGCTGGAAGGTCGACGCTGACGGAGCGTTGATAGCCGTTGGTGGTCTTGCCGTCCACTGCGCCACGGTGAGCCTCGACATAGGCACCGCCGTCGGTAGCGATGTCGATCGCATACTCGATACGATACCCGTTGGTGTTGCCACTACTGTCCTGGCTGGCCAAGCGAGGCCAGGTGAAGCGAAGGCGTAGGCGCGAAAGCTGGGTGTTGCTCAGAGCGCGCGTGAATGGGTTGTCGCTACGCAGCTCGACGTTAACCGTGTTCTCGTTCTCGATCGCAGGAATACCCTTGATGTATTCCTGATCGATGCTGCCTGTACGCCACTCCCAACTCACGCCCGGGAAGTTCACGTTGCCGCTGGCATCCATGATTGGTGTGTTGTCGAGGTAAATATCTCGGTCTGTCGGCGTGCCGTCGAATTCCCCTTCCCCAACAGCCAGCAGGATGCTCGCAATATTGGTCGACTGTAGGCTGTCCGGCGTCTCAACAGGCGTCTTTGGCTTGCTGCTGCCGCCTTTCGCGCCAGTGATGTCCAGGTGCTGTGCTACGCCCATACTATTCTCCAAGCAATAAAAAACCGCCCGGAGGCGGCTTGTTCGTTCAGCTGAGGCTACTTCTTGTCTTCGGCGCGAATCGAGGCAGAAATGATTGCCCCGCCCCAGCGACGTTCGCCGATGCAAATTGGGACAGGGTTGCCGCTAGCTGTGGTGTTCTTGGCGCTGCCGAAAGCGTATGACGGCAGGTTTTCAGGGGCAGCACTCTGAGACAGCCCCTTTGCTTGGGGGCTGAGCATCTGGATGACGCCGCCGGCGGCCATTGCTACACCGACGGGAAGAAGGGCTTGGAACCCAGGGACGGGGATGAAGGAAGCGGCAATCAAGATCGCGCCAATAACTGTCTGCAGCATCCCCCCACGCTTACTGCCAGCAACAACCGGAACGATTTTCACAACCTTCGCTCCGCCACGACCGAATTCGGTTTCAGCTACATTTTTACCGTTGCGGTAGATTGCGAAATTCATTCCCAAGCGAGACAGCCGATCAACCTCTTCCTTGAATCCAGGCAGCGTGATCGTCAGGGCTTTCAGCAGCTCGCGCACGCTGCCAGTATCCAACAGCCGTCGATGCCGCCGTCCGAGCGCTTTGCGCAAGGTGCCTGAAAACTCGATAACGGTCATTTCTTGAGACATGCATTTCTCCGGACGAAAAAAAGCCGCCATGTGGCGGCTCATGGCTTGAAACAGCGTTCAAAGGCAGTTTTTCACGGACGAAGTAATCTTTGATCTGCCAATGGTTATTCCTGGCATCCGCTGATACAGCCGCACCTCGCTGCCGTGGGCCGTTTTTTTGATTTCCAGAAGCTCGTTGGTCTGACCGATCGATTCAGCTGAGGAAACCAATCGGTAGCCCGTAAGGGTCTCATTCATGGTTGCCCCGGCCTGGTGCTCTTGCCATTCGGGCAAAACGCAAAGTGCGTATGCCTTTGGTGCCTTCGAGGTTTCTGCAACGATCGTAGGGCTCCCCTTGAGTAAATCACCGGGCGTTGTGCACCCTGCCAGCAACGCCAGCCCCACAGCACCGATCAGAATTCGCATGTGATCCCTCCCTTGAAACCAGCGACTGTAGCAGCCGAACTGGCCGGGCATCCAGCGTGGATGGAAAGCCAGTGGCGAGCCAGCATTTCGCCATAGTAGCGTTGCACCTCCAACGAACCGTCCCGGTCCGTTGCCGGAAAACCCATGGACTGGGGCACGATGACCTAGGAGACCGGATGACAGAATCCAATCAAGAGCTAGCGCAACTCAAGTCCGAGTTTGATGCTTTAAAGCATGAGCTGTTGGCGATGAAGGCAGGGAATGCCGCGGCGTTCGCTGCGATTTCCGCAGCGCTGCGGGAGATCCCGAACTACGAGCCGACGGTCATGGTGGGGATGCTTACCCACTGCCTGCAGCATGGCTGGCCGCTGCAAGGGATACCAGACAACGAAGTTACCGAGACTGCTTACAGCGCCCCTTTGCGCTTCTTGCTGAACGATCAGGCTCAGGCAAGGGACCTGCTCCGGAAAAAGCCTGATCAGTAAAGCTAAGCGCTCCTGTCCTGAAGTCGAGCTTCATGCCCGCAACTGACTCAATTACGTATGGGGTCGACTTCACCATTTCTGCCTCCAACGTTTACTTCGCGTCCCGATGACGCAACATAAGGCGCGCCCGATCGAGCCATGGCCCGCCGAACACGATGATTTCTGATGGCCTGCCGAGCAGATGGTGCAGCATGAATGGGCCCGGGCCGAATACCTGCCCATGCTCCTCAGGTAGCTGCGCATCGGCCCCCAGGTAGATGCCAGCGTGATTCGGGTGAACGGTACGACCAACCGCCATGACGATCATGTCACCGCGTTGCGGCTGGCTTACCTGATAAAAGCCGGCTTCCTCGAAGGCCTGCTCGTACAAGCTCGGGCCGTCAGCCTTCTCCCACCAGCCATCCTCCCGAGCATAAGCTGGGAACTCCAGACCCCATACGCGCTTGTACCAATCCGCACACACCTGCCAGCAGTCCCAGGCGCCGTGCACGAATGGCCTACCCAACAATGGCGTGTGGCCGGTAGGGGTAATGCTGCGCAAATCACCTTCAGGCCACGACAGGATGTGCCAGGGCAAGCCTGTGGCCTCACACATGGCCAGGTCACGCGGCGAGGGCCTGCTGGTAGCATCCGGGTGCGAGTGCACGATGCCGAGCACTTCGCCTTGGTCTTCAATTGCCGCGTACTGCTCCGGCGCGATGCGGAACTCGTCGGCAGGATCGGTCGCGGTGTTATCACATGGGATGTACCTGTGGGAGCGGCCGACGGTGATGATCAGGCCGCAGCACTCGCGCGGGTATTCCGCCGCGGCGTGCGCTTGCACGGCGGCGAGGATGTGTTTGCGCATGGTCAGCTCCGTGCGATCAGGGAAACGGCCGGGAACCCGCCGAAGGGCAGCTGGTTGCCCTGGCCAAAGCGAACTGTGCAGCCTGAATCCAGGCAACCATTGCACTGGTCCTTGGCCGGGTCGTCCGTGGCGGTTCCATCGAGGTCGTAGTACGGGCCGGTGTATCCGCAGTTAGGGCCGCGGTAGCCTGCGGTCATCGCCCAGTGGCACAGCTGAGTCATCTGCCGGCCGATCGTCTCCCCGCCCACGTCGCCAGGGCTAGCCAGCTCCCAAGAAACCGTGGTCCCGTTCTCCGAGACCTTCTGATCGATGTACCAGACCTCGATCGCCTCCTCGGCCGGATCAGCCTCGGGGTTGCCGCTTGGGAAATTTACCGCGTCCAGGTAGCGCGCCATGGTGTGACGGATGGTCAGTTTGAACTCGAGCAGGTTGTCGAAGGCCAGGCACAGAGCCGTGATTCTGCCGTTGACGTTACCGACCGTCAGCGTGGGCCGCACGGCGGTGCCGTCCGAGTTCGCCTCAATGCCGTCGATCTGCATGGGCCAGGCGCCGTATTCATTGCCCTGCCACCAGATCGACTTGGCAGGTAGCTGGTCGGCGTCCTCGCCAGCGGCGGCCAGCTCCTGTGCAGAGTGCGGGATTGCATGCCCATGGAACCGCAGCGTATCGGCGCCGAAATCCGAGCCATCCAGCTCGAACAGCAACACTTCGTTGCCAGGCTCTAGGGTCTGGAGGTCCTTGATCAGTGACATGCTCGTTCCTATGGGTGGAAGGCCCGCTCAAAGGTGGCGGAGACCTTGAATCGACCGCCGCCTACAGGCGTTGGCTTGGGATCCTTGCATGTGAACAACCCCAGATCACCGAGCGGCGTAGACCACAGAAAGGCCTTGGCGCCGCCGTGCCGGTCAAAGAATTCCATGATCTTGCGGACCTGGGCCTTCGTCCCGGTGACGGTGATCGGGTAGCTGTCCTCCTTATTGTTCGGTCCATCGCCAACCGTCTGCCGATAGCCGCCGCCGAAGCGAGACTCGCGCACCCGGTAACTGATCTCTGGGGTTTCGCCGCGCTGAGTGGGCCAGCTGAACTTCTCGATGGCCATCAGCGCCTCCCTTGTGCGTTTCGGTAGCTCACTCCGCCCGGGCGCCACGAATCTGCGACCGCCTTTTCTGCAGCAATCTGCAACTGCTTCTGCATGTTCTGTTGAAGCAGTGCTTGATCGAGCTGCATCCCCTCGTTGCTGCGGTCCTCCATGACCAGGCTGATCGGGGCCGACAGGCTAATAGCGGTTCCAGATCCTCCTCCGACCGCCCTGACGCCTAATTGGCCGCCGGACGTGCGGGTCAGAGGCATGACAGCTTCGTCGCCAGCCTCTCCCATCACACCAAGCTTGCCCCCGGCCATGCCGAAGGCCGTGGGCGTGCTGACGATGGAGTTGGTAAATGCCCCCCCATTGGAGAACATTTGCACGCCATTCGACCAAGCCCCGCCCAGAGCCTGGGGGAAATAGGCGCTGCCGTATCCGGCCTGCGAAGCCCCGAGATTAGAGGAAACAGCACCTGCGGAACCGGCAGCCATACCATTGCCGCTAGCCCCGCCAAAATAAGCAGAGGCCGCAGTGGCGCCCCAGCTCACGAAGCTACCGAGCAGACCTGATGCAGCCCGCTGCGTCTCGATTCTTACCATGTCGGCCAGAATCGACTTGGTGAAGTCCGCGAACGAGAACTTGCCGGTCATTGCGAAGTTCGCAACCGCATCCTCCATCGAGGTAAAGGCGTTGGTGAAAAGGGTTTTCGTCTGGCCGGCGACATTCCGGGCCTGCTCCAGGTAGTTTTGGAAGGCCGACGACGCTCCCTTCCGCCAGTCGCCCTGGGCATCGGTCATCGCGTCGTAGTTGGCGATGGTCGTTTCCTGAAGATCCCTTTCGGTCTTGCTCAGGGCCACCAGCTTCTGGTTGTACTCATCAAGGCTCATGCCGCGGGAGCCGTCGCCATACTGGTTGGCTAGGTCCAAGCGCTGCTGATTCATGCGATCAGTGATGCCGTTCTGCTGATCCTGCAAGCCACGCTGGCGATCACCGAGCCCAAGGCTGTCGGCGGAGCGCTGACCCTGCTTTCTCAGCGCCAGGACCTGCTGGTCGAGGGCGTCGGTGTAGGTCTGCACTGCCCTGGCCTGTTTGGCCAGCCGTCCTTGCTCATTGGTCGCGAGCACCGAAAGCTCGGTATCGGCGTCCTTTTGAGCCTTGACCATGGCAGCACGAGCGTCGGCGATCTTCTGATCCAGCTGGATGCGCTGCTGAGCGCTGGTGCTACTGCGCCCTTTGGCTTCCTCCAAGGCTTTGATTTCGGCCTCGTAGGCGTTTGTGACCTCGACCTTCTGCTGCTCAATGATCGCGGCGCGCTGGGCGGCATACGACTCCTGCGAGATGAGTCCGGCCTTCTGCGCCGCGTCCAGCTCCTTCTGGTGGTTTTTGTATTCGGCCAGGATGGCAGTCAGGGCGTTCTTCTGGTCGTTGAAGCCGGAAAGGTCGACGGACGTGGTGCGCCCGCCGGTGTCCTTGAACTGCTTGGCGATGTCAGCCTGCACCCGAGCGATGTTCTCGGGTTTCAGCCGCTCATCATCCGGGTTGACTTTGCGGATCGCTTCGAGAGACTTGGTGTACTCCTTCAGCGCATCCGCCCGCTTTTCTGCGTTTGTCCTGGCTGACTTTTCCATTGCATCGATCTTACCGATCGCCACAATCGCCGCCTGCTGACGCTGGGCGTCGAGCTCCTCGGCCCTCGCGATGGCTTGCTGTGTGTCTCGCTGCTGGATGAGCGCTTTGAGCTCAAGGTTGGCGTCCGTCAGCTTCTTCTGTGCTGCGGTGTCGTCAGGATCACCATTCACCGCACTCTGCGCCGCTGCCAGACGTTGCTGCGTCTCGACGATACGGCTGGCGATATCCTGGTCACGACCGATGTTCTTGACCGAATCGACCGTTGCAGCGACCTCGCCCCGCAGTGCCTTCCAGCCGCGTTCCCAGATCGAGAGGTTCTCGGTGACTTCCTTGCTGCGATTTTTGATGGTATCGACATAGGTGTCGGTGAGCAGTTTGGCGGCCCCGATGGTGTCGCCCTGCTCCTTCAATGCAACGATCTGCGAGTAGGTCGCTGCGGTAAGGAAGTTGTACTGCTCATTGAGGTCTTTGGCCGCCGTCACCGGGTCTTTGCCGATCTTCACGAACTCGGCAACTGTTTCCTCTACCGCCTCCCCGGTCGCCGAGCGCCACTCCAAAGCGGCTTCGGTGATCTCGACGAAGCTGCCAGCGGCGATCTTGCCGCTGCCGGCCAGCTGGGTGAGTACCTCGGCCGCGGCGCCGGTGGTACCGACAGTCGCAGCGACCTCGCGCGCCATGCCGGAAAGCCGGTCCGACGTCGTGCCGGCCGCGTTGCCGGTGGTGATCAGCGCTTTCTGGAAACCGACCGCCTCTTCGCTGCCCGAGTAGTAGGCATATCCGAGCACGCCGACCGCCGCCGCTGCGACGGTGAACGGGTTCACCAAGCCAAGGACGTAGCCGCCCAGCGCCTGAATGGCTGGGCCCACGCCGCCGAACATGTCCTTGAGCTGCCCGCCCTGCTGCAGTAATACCTGGAGCGGAGCCTGTCCACCCTGCAAGGACACCACGATATCGGTGAACTGAGCCGGTACGCCGCGCAGTGCTGCTGCGGTGGCCTTAGCCGACATACCCGTCTTGTTCAGCGCAATATCGGCGCCGCCCAATGCGGTGCGCGCCTGGTCGATCTTCGCCTGATACTCGCCGAAGGTCTCCGCATCGAGCGCGCCACTGGCACGGAAGCCCTTCAGCTTCTGCTCCATCTGGTCCAGCCGGCCCATGGCCGCGACGGTTGGATCAATCTTGCCCAGCAGTTCCTCGAGCGCCTGGCCTTCTTCCCGATGTGCGCCGGCGGCCCTCTTCGCCGCCTCCGCTTGGCGCTCCTCCGTGGCGATGAGGGCCTGGGCTCGGCTGTTAATGGCCGCCTGACGGCTGGCACTGTCCGACAGCACGGCATTCGCCTGGGCGGTGACCTCGGCTGTATGCTCGGTGGCCCGGTTGAGCGACTGAATGTACTGGCTGGCCTCCATCGAGGCTTTGGCCACGGCCAGAATCCTGGCCTGCTGCTCGTCGGCGGTTTCGGCAGCGCGCCGGCTGGCTTGGGCACCGGCATCTGTGGCACTGGTCAGCGTTTCCTGAACCTTACCCGCCTGAGCGGCTTCGGCTCGGAACGCCCCCATATTCGCTGCGGCACTGCTAAACGCCGTTGAGGCACCGGTAACAGCGCGCCCCACGGTGGCCATCTGCTGCGCCAGCTCGGCCTGCTTGGCGTTGAGTGACTGCAGCTCCTGGACGATCTGGCGGGTGTCACCTTGCAGGCTGCCCAGGGCAGTCTCCCAGGCGCGCCCAGTTCGCCCAGCCGACTCCTCGCTGCGCTTGCCGGCGTCCGTCAGCTGGTCGAGATTGTCCTTGGCCTCAACGGCATCACCGGAGTCGATCTGAAGACCGAGAGAGGCAATGGTGGTCATGATCTACTCCATGGATTCGGCCATGACGGCCAAGGCCTCGACCTCCATAACGCGGAGATCGGGAAAAATGTCGGTGAGGTCGCGGCGCTTGATGCCTAGCATCGAGGCTGTTGCGGGGATGGCTGTGTAGTCCAGGCCAGACGGGCCGCCCGTTCCAACCCGCCACTGCGTGCCCATCGCGTCGAAAAGCCGAAAGGCTGGCCAAGCGTCTGGCCAAACCTCCACTTCCTCTTCAGGGATGTCCGCCAGGGTCAGCCCCAGCGTGGCCAGTTGCTCGGCAGATGGCCCACGCTCATAACAGGCCCGGGCCGCCGCCCTCAGTTTCCCAATCGGGCCGGGCTGTAAGCAGCTTGGAAGGCGTCGATGACGGCCTTAGGCGCACCCGTGCAGGTACGGACCAGCTCGAGGATCGCCTTTTGACTGAACTTGTCCTCCAAGTCCCACCCTGTGACGATTTCGCCCAGTTGCTCGGCCTGCAGAGCGATTTCGCCAGCGGTCACCTCTTCCCACGTAGCGTTGTCGGCCCTGGCCTGCTCCGCCCAAGCGTCGCGAGCCTTGTTCCAGCGATCAAACATGCCGGCCAGCGTCACGCGATCCATATAGCGGAACTCGAATTCCACCGGCACTGGCTCTCCACCGATTCGAGGAACCTGCACCTCGGCAGTGAACGTCGGGTCCTGCGCGATTTTGATCTTCGCCATGGGGGCTCCTTATGCGCCGGCCAAGTAACGGACCGGACGTCCCGACAGCGCGATGCTGATGGTGCGGGTCATGAGGTTGTTACGCTCCATCGTTGGGGTGGTGGTGATGCTCACGTAACCCGGGTAGAGGATCTGGTCGCCATTTGGCAACTTCAGGCGCACCACGGTCAGTTCCTTGCTATCGCCATAGGCCTCGACCAGGCCCACGTAGGCAGCCGCAGGCTGATCCTCGACAGTGATCGAAAGCGTGATCGGGTTGCGGTTGGTGGGGAACTGGCGATCGTCGTCGTCCTCAAGGTACCCGACCGTGAGGTACTGCTGCTCACCTCCCGAAGAGGTGAAAGCGGTCACTTTCGAGATCTGAGCCCAGTTGGTCACCGGGATAACAGAGCCCACACCCGCCCCGGCCGTGTACTTATCGGTGTTGGTGGTGTTCAGTCCGGCCAGCGAAAACTTGTCAGCGGCAACACTGGCCGCGCGAACAGCGCGGTCGTTGATCAGCGACCAACCTGAGCTGACGACAAGAACATCACCGTTCTTGATGGTGTGTCCAGCCGCGCTGGCCACAGGCGGCGCAGCGTTGGTTAGAGCGGTGAAGGCTACGGCAGCGGCGAGTACGCTGGCAATTTCCAGCACGGAGCCGTTCGGCAGCGGGAAGCGTGCGGCCATGGGTTGTTTCCTCTTGATAGCCCGCCAGGCGGCGGTTTGTTATGCCCCAGCGGGCGATTGGTCCGCGACACCGCGGTAGGTGAAGCTGGCCGGCACCGTGTAGGTCGCCGACTCGGGGATGCTTGGGCCTTGGTCAACTGGCTCGGTGACCATTCCCTCGAAGCCGTTGCGGCTGAGCTTGGAATCGACATGGAACAGGGCGCTGAGCTCATCTACCAGCGATTCGGCGGTCGCCATGGCCTGGCCCGCCGGGCAGGTGATACTGACTTGGTAGATTCCTGTGTACTCGTAGGCCTCGCCACCCAAGTAACGGCAGGTGGTTGCCCCAGGCAACTGGTAAACCTGCAGGTATGTTTCTCCCGGCAAGGCCTCGAAACCCTGCTCGAAGTTCGCGACCCGGATCGGGCGCCCCGCTGCCCAGGCCATCAGCTTTATCTCGATGGCCTGACGGGCTCGTGCATGGCTCATACGCTGTTCTTCCTGATGGCTTCGTCGACGACGCGTTGGAAGTTGGCCAGGGTCACCCTGACCATGCCGGCCGGCGCCTGCGTTGAATGTCCGTACTCGAGCGGAATGGCGTACGGCAGGTTATTCACGATGTACGCCGTCTGGCCGATGGTCAGCGCCTGTACCTGGGTGATGAGCGCCGTAATGGCTTCGCTGCCCGACTGGTCGATACGGTCGAGTTCTTCGGTCGCCGGAGAATCGATGGAGAATTGCCAGTTACCCCGGAACCTGCCGCCGACATAGCCCTGGCCAGCGACAAGGCCATTGGTGGCGAAATTCTGCACACGCTCGGCCTTGGTCAGGGGCTTGGCGTACTTCACCCCCTTGCGCAGCTTGCCGGCCTTGGTGAAGTTGTCCTGGTTCAGGTTGATCAGGGTGTTGCGGACCGCGACCTTGAAGTCGTAGTCATCGGCGGCTCTGGTTGCCTTGGCCCGATGGGCCACGTTGGCCGCCCATATCTCAGGATTGCCTACCGGCGACATACGGATAACGCTGCTGCCGATCTCGATCACGATCTCGCGGAAGGTCGCGTCCAGGGCTTGCTCCGCCTGCTCGGCGAATGCCCGGATAGCCTCAGCGAAGCCGCCCTGCTGGCCACCGTATCGCTGGGCCATGTGTGAGCCGCGCGCCATATCACTTCCTCAGCTGGACGGTCCAAGTCGCCTGGGCCGGGTCCTCGGACACATTGAGTGCGCGGTAGCCGCTCACTTGGTCTCCGATCTTGGGCGTCGCCGGGACATCGGTGACAGCGCCAGCCTGCCCCTCGAACAGTTCGTTCTGAAGCAACAGCAGCTTCACGTCCTCGGTCTGGACGCGCGAACCATCGATTTCCTTGGCCAGGTAGCTGCCAAACACGCCGCGGCCGGCGTAGTAGATAGTCGAGGCCGGGACGGTGCCGCCAATCGCGGGGTCATACCCACCCTTCACGACACGAGATCCGGCCACCGGCTTCACCGCATCGGCCAGGCCGTCCGGATCATCGAACGCTTCCGCCAGATCGGCCTGGATTTCTTCGCGCATACCCATGGGTCAGATCCTCTTGAGCATTACTGTGCCGGCGCGGCGGGTCCAAGGTGCGATAAGGTCGAGAGCGAAGTTCTCGCCGGTCGAGCGATCAACAGACCCCGCGACGTAGGTCTTACTTGTCGAGGTGCCAGCCTGGGCGGACACGGTCTTGCTTTGCACCTCACGCTGGGTGTCCTTATAAAGCTTGCCGGCTGCCGCCAGCTTGGCCACCTGCGCGCCAGCACTCACGATGGCGTCTGGCACGGGGTCTGGCACCGGTCGCTTGATCTTGGCCGTGAGCCAAGCATTGGCCATGGCCACGGCAAGGACCGCATCACCGGTGCCGGCCCAGCCCTGCCCGAGCTTCTGGTCAACATCAGCAACAGTGATGAAGTCGGTCATGGCTTATTCCTTCGACGGGATCAGTGCCTGCAGCTCGGGCTTGTTGAGAGCGGGATCGAAGGTGATGCCCTGGGCCGTCAGCCACTCTTTGAGCTCCGGAACCTTCATCTTGTGAGGATCGGTCTCGGGATCGCCACCACCCTCCTCCTCCTCAATCGCCTTGTCGATTTCCGCTTGGCTGCTGACCGAGGCGTAGCCGTTCGGTGGGTAGGCCGACGCCTTGTAACCCTCTCCCACCCACTGAGCGACGGTAGGGCCATCCAGGCGCAGACCTTCCTCGATCTCGCTCACGCTGATGCCCTGGCGCTGGTAGGCCTCGCCGATTTGCGGGGCATCGCCCTGAACGGAAACCGAGGTAGCGCCGTCGATCACGCCGAAGAACTGATCCAGGCGGCGATAGCAGGTGCCTCGCTCGCTGCCGGGGGTGTTGGTGTAGATGACTTTCATGCTGATCTCCTGCGCAGGGCGCCAGGCCGGCGCCCCGCATCATCAGGTCAAGGGGTGGCGGTGCCGCTGATGACCGCGGCGAAAGGAACCTGCTTGCGGTCGAATACACGCTCCCAGTTCGCAGCGCTGGCGTACTGCGTGGCAGTCGGGCTGAGGTTTTGGCTGTTGCTGCCTTTCCAGCTGAAGCCGGCCGGTTGCAGGATGTAGGTCTTGCGCTCCCACAGGACTTCTGCGCCGCCGCCGTTACCGCCATCCGGCTTGCGCTGCATCTCGACCGGCATGTGCGGGCTACCCTCGCCGTAGCCGAATGCGCCCTGGCCGAAGAACAGCGACAGGTACTGGCCTGGCGCATAGGTAAGAGCGTCATCCATGAACACCGGCTTGCCCAGGTAGGTGGCCAGGATGATCTTGCCCTGCGAGTCGCGCAGGTACTCGATCATGTCCTGCTTCACCATCTGGTTCATCACGATCGAGTGCACACCGATCGCGGCGAACATGTCGGCGGCGTCACCAGCGGTGAAGGCAGCGTCTTGGAAGGCGTTTGCGCTGATCGATGCGCCGGCATCTTTGACCATGTCGCCGCCGTTGTTGGCGATATTGGACGCGATCACGCCGCGGGCCGCCCCCATCAGGTAGCGCTGCCATTGGCGGGTCCAGTAGGTGCCGAAGCGGTTGCGGATGTGCTGCATCGGCTCGGAGTTGGCCAGCTCAGCAGTCAGGTCGGATAC